GTATAAGGACGCTCACTTGCAAACAAAATCCATAAAGCCAGGTACCTTGGTAGGGAGAGAGAGAAGGAAAGCCAGAGAGGAAGCTATAGAATTTTTCATGAGTCTGGCAAACGCTAACATAGACAAAATCTGCATAGAAAATCCTGTTGGAGTCATGTCATCAAGGTGGAGGCAGCCTGACCAATACATTCACCCATACATGTTTGGGCACGACGCCAGTAAGAAGACTGGCCTATGGCTGAAGGGCCTGCCTGTACTAAAGCCGACCAACAACATGCTCCCACGGATTGTCTGCTGCAATCAGATTGTTGAGGACGGCCAATCATGTAAGGTTTGCCGGGGTGCCAAAAAGCCTCTCCCAAGATGGGGTAATCAGACCAACAGCGGGCAGAACAGGCTGCCGCCGTCAGCAGACAGATGGAAGGATAGATCAAGAACCTATCAGGGGATTGCCGATGCAATGGCTGAACAATGGGGATAAGCCGACCACTCACCCCAACTATGGTTTACACATGAAAAATGGTGCATAATGAAAATACAAGACCCAAAAAGGCATCGTAAGTGCAACGGTTGCGCCGCTCTGGATTTTAACAGAGGGAGGTGCGATCTAGGGCTTGAAATAGCAAGGGCTGATGAGTTTTTGTTCAGACCCACAACCAAATGCCACAAGCCGGAGACGGTTACAATGTACCTTTTTCTGCTTGAAGAACACTACAAAAACAGGAGTAAATGATGTTGACAGAGAAAGAAGTGGCGACCCTCCTTGCGAGGTATGTCGATGAAAACTTCACTACCAGAACAAGCGCTTCAAGGTTCTTTCAGGTTACGCCGCAGTTTTTGTCGGCGGTAATCAAAGGTAGAAAGCGACCCAACAAACCGATGTTGGAAGCTTTGGGGCTTGAAAAAGTAGTTGACCGGCAGGTCTATTATGAGAAGGTGCCTCAAAATGTTGAATCACCTTCACGTCTTGCTGAAGACGAGCCGTCAAATGACAGCGATGGTGGCATCTGATGTATGAATACAGAGCGTACCTGGTGAAAGTGGTTGACGGAGACACTGTTGACCTGATGGTGGACCTTGGGTTCAGTACGATGGTGAAGGAGCGATTCAGGCTGGAAGGCATAAACGCGCCTGAAACAAGAACAAAGGATCTTGAAGAAAAGAAAAAAGGGCTTGAGTCCAAGGAGTTCCTTGAGAAGGTGCTAGTTAACTCTGACTACATTCTGGTGGAGACAAAAAAGGATACGAAAGGTAAGTATGGCCGGTACATAGCAACGATCTATTCAGCTACACCAGATAAACCATCACTGCAGAACATAAACAAGCTGCTGGTTAATAAAGGGCTGGCTGTGCCTGCAGGTTACTGACTGAGTAGCCAATAAACCAAGGTAACAGATTTTACCTACCAGATTGCACTGCGACACGGCAGAGCTTAGAATAAGCTCTGCCGTTTTTGTACGCCCACAGTAAAGAGCCGTTATGCCTGACGATACCAGTGAAGATAAGAAGTACGTACATGTGAGAGAGAGGCAGAGCGTTTACATGGTGCCTGACTACGCTACCACTCAATCAGGCATGAGATCACACAAGTCAAATACCAATATCATTGGTGTGTTGAGCACGGTGTTTATGTTCCTTACGATGATGGGGGCAGTGACCGCGGCGTGGGTTACTATGTCAGAGCGTCAGGCAAAAACAGAAACTTTCCAGCAGCTTAAATTCGAGGCATATCAAGAAGTCCTTGGAGGTATCAGAAGGGACGTAATCGAAAACAGAAACAGTATTGCAAGGAACCGCAGGGAGCTTGATGAACGATTCCGTGTAATTATGGAAACGAATACTGCCATGAGCGTCCAACTGGCAAGGATACAGTCCATGCTTGAGAAAAAGCAATGACATCAACCGCCGCTACCGACCAACCGCCGGCAGTATCCGAGGCAGCTGCAGCAACCAGGAATGAAATTCTGGCGAAGCTGCATGAAGCTGGCATCAACTCACTTATCGACGTAAATCCATTGCCGGCAAGGCTGCCTTTGTCAACAGAAGACAAAGCTCAACAGCAGGCAACCACCCTGCCCATCGACGACCTACCACCAAACTTCACTGATTTTGACCACCTGCAAAGAAACAGACTGCTGCCCGCTGTTCCAACCAGGCAGCAGTTCCTTGACGGCATGGTGCGCGGGTTCAATATCTATGCTTCAGCAGAGTTTCTTGAGCCTGCTCTTACGCAGGAAGAACTGCACTACGAATCAACAAGATCCAAAAGGTTGAAATTGTTGGCCTCCGCCATTAACAGGAAGGAAGTAGCTAAAAAGTATGAAGTGAAATGCCATGGCATTGCTTCTGCTGTTTCAGCAGCTGTTACGTCGCCAAAGACTTCTCTTGTAAAGAGCAGTCATTTCGCCAGAACCGTAGCTATTTTCCTTGTAATTCACGCTCTGTCACACTTTTTATGAACCAGGTACAGAAGATGATCATTATCCGCCATCACTGTAGGGCAGAGGAGGCTTTCGCCAGGTACTGCAAAATATTTTGTGAGCTTATGCTTGCAGTTGCCGTAGCTATCTCGCTATTGATAATGGCTGTTCTGGCGCTTAACTCCTACAAAGGCGCTAAAATGTACATGGACAGGTACGACACCAGAAGAGAGGTATATACAGATGTGTATGGAGAGCAAGACAAACTTCGGGCCGACATCGTTATTGCTGAAAGCGGTGGAGGATTTCTGGTCGGTAGTGAACGCAATTCTGAATGGGTTGTGGGAGGTGCTGGAACGCGGGTTCTTGATCCGTAGAGCGTCTCTTGCAGCTGCTTGGGTAATAACCTTCAAGGCATATTGGTGGTGCTTCTACGCAGCTGAGCAGAGCGGGTACGATGCCACTACTATAGCCGCTGCGTTCGGGGTTTTGACACCAGTGTCAGGTCTGTTAGCGTTGGTACAAAAGGGGTACAGCGACGCTTCAAAGGACAGGCCGAAGCATGTACAGTCTTCGCGATAGCCATGGTGGTTAAAAAAGGCCGTGTAAGGTAACTTACACGGCCAATATATGAGGTGCCCGGAGGAAACGTGATGTCAAGCGCACCTCACACATTGAGGAGAGACCTCATGAAGGAAAACCACTGTTATATACTACAAGTCTTTCATTCTTGATTCAAGCGCTTCAACAGCCATATCTCTGATTGTCTGCGACAAGGTAAACGCAAAGTGAGGGATCTCACCCTCTTCCAGCCTATCTAACAGCTTACCGATAATGCACAGGCACAATCTGGAGTTCTGGTCTATTGACAGGGCCTCTGAGAGTGTAGAGGCTACATCTGTCAACTTTAACGTCACCTCAGACTCTGAAGATTCAAACACGACTGTTTGATCTTCAGAGTCTTTAAGCATCTCACCAGCCGTTTCATACTTTATTGCTATGTCTTTACACATTCTGTTATCACGATCCTGTAATTTGGCCACATCCTTTAGGTTACTTGTAACTCAAAATTAGGTTATACTTTTATGACCATGTTACATCAAGAACGCACCTAAAAGGAATATACAATGGAAATCTCGCAAGTGCCTTATGCTGCTGTATGGGCAACCTATATTGGGCTGTTTGTCACCTCGTGTATCGTCGTTTCGTCAATGCTGATGCTTATTCACTACATTGCCAAGTCAGTGTTTTTTTGGAGATACGACATTGTAGCAGACAAGATGGACAAGCTGTTAAGAGCTGTTATCGAAGCTAACAGGCATCCGGCTGGAAACAGAGACCTTGCATTTATTGCAGGCGCTCTTTTGTCTGTACTTAGGCCAGAGACCTTTTCTCAGCAGTCGTTGAAAGACCTGGCTGACGAGCTACAGATGGGCACTGACCTTGTCACCGTGGAAGAGGAGCTGGCCATGCTTGAGGAAATTACCGAAACCACAAACCAAAAGGAGAGGCAGTAATGTCTATCAGGTCTTTTGAGGAGGGGCTTGGAGAAGGGTCACTTAACAAACAGCTGGTGTATGCTGTGAACCAGATTATTGATGCGGCAAGGCAGCAGGCTATCTCTGAACAACAAATGCAATTACTGGCTGACACACTTGTTGACAGTTACCCTGCATATTTCAGAGCGGCAGGGGTGGTAAGCCGCGGATCAGGCAGCAGGACCGATCCTGGCTATGGTGCTAATTTTGACTTGGCTGAGGAGGTAAACGAACAGATAAAGGCGGTGAGGGCATTGCGTGACATGATTATGGATGAGAATGGCCAAATCAAGGATGGGCATACCCCTCGTGATGCCAAGGAGCTTATCTCCAGTTCCAACACCTTGCTAGGGTCGTTAATGAGGTTCCACGACAAAATCATCAACCAGAACCGCATGAGGCTTGTTGAGCAAGCCACTGTGGAGGCGGTAAAGACTTTGCCAGAGGAGCAGCAAGAGGTGTTTTTTGAAACACTGCAAAAGGGCTTGGACAAAGTTGATTGACTTGTAGTCGTGTGGCGATTGATAATGACCACTTAATTTATAGAGCTGCGTCATGGCCGATTACACTTTTGAAGGAAAATCACTGCATGTTGACCTTAACTTGGTTGACGGCACCTCGTTTTCCGAGTCCTTTGCTTACCTCGATAAAAATCTGAACCCAATTAACTTAAACGGGTTTACCGCCAAACTAAGAATCTATGATGTTGACTCTGGAGTTGACATCATTACAGGGACACACCTGGATAAGGTGACTTTAGGCGGAAGCTCAGGACAAGTAACAGTCCAGCTTTCTAGTCAGGATATAGCTACTCTTGTGAAACCGTGCTATAAATGGTCCGTGCACCTTAATGACTCGATGCGGTTTCTTAGAGGGTATATTTACAGGAACAATCTACTTTAAGAGAGAGTATCAAACGATGAACCTAAAGACACACACAGCATACAATGAAACCGTTATAGACCAGACTTCATGGTCAGTAAGGATCTACGACGTTTTCGGAAAAGTTCTTGAACAGTCTTCAGGCAAGGCCAATAACCAAGAGGAAGCCAGAAAAGCGGCTTCAGCGTTTGTTTCGTCCGTTGAAACCAAATACCGTAAAGACTAAGAGGTAAGCAAAATGACTTGGGCATTTAATGACACGCTCAGAAACAATCGAGTGCAACAGATTGGTCTTGCCATTGACTCTGGTACTACCAACCCTGCTGGCACCATCAGATTCTACGATGGAGTTCAACCGGCAAAGGGCGGTGCGGCCACCACCTTACTGGCTGAGTGTGAGTTTCAAAACCCGTCTTTCCCAGCTCCTGTAGCTGGCGTGGCTACTGCTAACGCCGTAACATCAGAAGCGTCAGCCCCAGCCCCCTCCCCTCTTGTAGCCACTTGGGCGCGTATTGTGGATAGAGACGGGGCTTTCGTTATGGACGGCACCGTGGGACTGACAGGCAGTGGAGCTGATGTAGAGATCGACAACACTACTATTGCCCCTGGGCAGACAGTAAACGTCACCCTGGTACGGTTCACTGACGGTAACGCCTAAATACCGATGATCCCGACCGTCGCCACCGACATCCAGATGCGTTGCGGCGCGGGTGGTGTGCTGGAGCACCCGCCGGGCGGTGGAGGCGCAGGCAACATGCGTGTAATACAGCCAACTACGAGGTCGATGTCTGCCGGCAGGTACACGGTTGCCTACCCTGGGATAGAGTATTCGGTGCCGTTGGCCGTTGTTGGCAAGCTGCCGTTGACATACACCGTTAATAGTCCTGCTGGCGGGTCAGTAGATAGCAAGGGTGTGTTGAGGTTTATCGCTCCAACATCTGGCATTGTTGATGTGGATATCGACATTGTTGATGCTGACGGGGCAACTGTTAATTTGGCGTGGTCTGTCTCAGTAGATGCAGCGCAGTTTTTATTTATTGATCCCGCCGCAGCTCCCGGCGGTGACGGCACTATCAATGCGCCCTATCAGCAGATAGCAGATGTTTGGCCTGGCAATGCCGGCACGGCTGGTAAATTTGTTTACCTCAGAGGCGGCACGCATCAGATGCCAGATACTCTGGATGTGCCGTATAAGGGGACATATCACATAACGATTGGGACTGCCGATGTCGAGGGGTTTATCGGATACCCAGGAGAGTCTGCGGTAATCGATCAGCTGGTTGCCGGGAAACATGTTACATTCCGTGTGTTCAGTAGGTTTTTTATTGGGAGCCTGACAACAGCTAACACGCTGAATAATTTTGTTTTTGTCGAGAATGGTGACGATATAGTGCTGTTTGATTTGACAGATGCAGGATCGTCCATAGACCCTCTGCACGACAATCTAGGTTACTTCCAGATTCTCAACGACCAGCTGTACAATGGCGTAGTTCCAACCTCGCCTCCACCTGATGATGGTAACAACAGCTACAGAAAACGGAATCTGCTGATGCAGTGCTGCACGCTGCACAATCAGGCAATCCCATCAGTAGAGATGTACGGGTGTGCTGATTTGGGCGCATTCTACAACGATATAACAATGTCTCCTGGCTGCTATACGGCACTCAATGGCAAATCGTCTAGTAGTGGCACTGTGTGGTTCGGCAATACGATCAGAGGCGACTCTGGCAGCCTGACAATCAATTCTCCGAGTCAGGCATTCCATGATGACCTGTATATAGCATTTAATGATGTTCGTGGCGGAGATGTTGTTATAGGTGGGTTTACTGGACCAAAAAATGTAACGCTATTTCGCAACACGCTGTTTGCCCCTGTTGTAATTCGGAGCACTGCGCAGGGCGACGGGCCGATCAACATAGATTGGAATGTCATAGTCAATGATTTCTCCGCAGGAACAGTGATAGACGCATCGCCGAACACTACTGACCATATTGCGTCCGACCCTACAGAGCATTGGTCGATATCTGCTGATGTTACTGTAATGGGCCAGAATCTGCTCGGCTACCCTGCTGACAACATTGTTGACGCAAATAATAGGCTCATCGACCGGTCATTGGTTGGTGTTTACGGCTACGAGGTGTAATAAATGGCAACAGTAACAGGTGATATAGCCTACGATTTTTCTGGTCTGCCTGACGGAGATTGGTCAAACCCGGATTTTACTGTATCTGGGCTGTTTCGCATGTACACAGGCATCCTCAAGCCAGTGCCTGTCGATGTTACGTCTATCGCAACACAGACGACAGCAAGCAAATCCTCGCAGGTATTATCGGCTCTCGGCGAGTTTGGCAACCCGTCTAATGTGCCTGGAGATGACAGTTTTGTGGGGTTTCTCGACGCCAATAACAATGGGTATGTGGCGTATTTCGGCCCGGATCTTGATCGCGCCAAGATCAGGCGTGTTGATGCTGGTGTTTATGTGGATTTGGCACTTAATACAGCTGTTACCTACCTACTAGGAGACCAGATAGAGCTGACATACGACACTAACTCCGGTGCACTAGATCTGTTAATAAATGGTACCAGTGTGTTAACCGCTACTGATACGACACACGCATCAGCACAGCTGCAATTTGCATTCGGCATCAGGTACGGCAATAACCGTAATCGCGGCTGGATATCTGTAGCTGCCACTGGGTTTGGTGTAAACGCAGATGTTACCGCCCCGGTACTCAGCAACGGCGCTGTAACACCGGCCTGGAAAGCTGCGACCATCGCTGCTGATACTGACACTGGCGAGGGCACGATGGCAGCGACAGTATATCTCGCATCGGAGCCTACGGACCCTGCTGGTGCGGAGGTCATAAACGGCAGCTACGCAAATGCTGTTGCGAATGTGAGTGCAGCGGTAGCAGCGGCTGGCACAATCACGCTGCCTGATGCGACCGGGCTACAGCCTAATACAGCCTACAAAGTCGCCATCGCCCATAGGGATGTTGCAGGTAACATCGGCACTCTGGCACCTATCGCATTTAGCACGCTGTCGGCGACAATGACGGCGACGCTGACCGGTGCCGCCAATCTGTCTGCGCTCGATTGGGTGGTGTTTGACTCTCAGGATCTGGCAACCGCCGGGATTTTGGCTCAGGGCGCTGGCGCTGCTACCGACGCGGCAGGTCAGTTGGTGATCGATCTCAATGCCGCAAATGTGGCGGACGGGCAGGCGGTCTATTATGTGGTCGGAGATGTGGCTGACGCCAATATCGCGGGCGGCCCGGCGGCAGTGAGTATCGCCTGATGGCTGCTGTCCACGAGTGGTCGCCTGTCAATCTGTGGGCCGCTGCGTCAGGGGCTGCGCCAGCGATCACGGCTGTCAGCTCCGCGCGCGGCGCAGACATCGCCACGGCTGACGGCCAGATCACGATTACCGGCAGCAACCTGGCTGGTATTACGGGCGTTACGGTCGCTGGTGTTGCATGCCTCAATGTTGTTGCCTCTGCAACGCAGGTTACGGCGGATTGCCCGCACGGATTTGGCGTTGACTACGGCACCGCGCAAACGCTGACCGTCAGCGATGGCACGGCTTCGGCGAGCAGGCAGGTCACGGTCGAGCCGCGCGCCGGGACGACGATCACGGCGTTTACCGTCGATTACGCCAACCTCAACCCCAACAGTCCGTTTGCTGGTGATCCTGCATTCAGTGCCGTCGTTGCTGGCGATTCTTGCATTTACGATCTGACCACATCACCAGATGGTGTCAGCGTTTCAATGTCTGGGGATGGGGTGTTCACGCTGGCGAATACGCCACTGCAGAATCAGACGATCGGCTATTCGATTTTCGATGCGAGTGATAAAACCGACGGGCCGATAGGTAGCATTACAGTTTCAGCAGAGATTCTTGCATCAGTCAGCGGTAATCTTGCAAACGTGTCTGCTACTTTTGGTGCCGTTGCTGGAGTAGGAGCGATATCGCAACAGCAGATAAAAGACATAAGCAGTTCACTAACTGCTATTGCAGATGTTTCAGCCTCAGTTAGGGGTAATCTGGAATCAGCGTTGTCAGCAGTTTACGCCGGCGTTCCGTCAGAAGTTACATCTTTTACTACTGCAGAAGGAGTGGCATCAACAGTATTGACCGGTTCAGCTAATGGAGCTGCAATTTCAACTGATACTGCCCAAATTGCTTCGGTTGTTTCTGCTGGGTCTGAGAAGTATGCAGCTACTGATTCTATAACAGACAATGTGTACTGGTCTGTTACTTCAGGGGCAGATAGTACAGCTGCGATGACCTCTGGGTTGAGTGATTTGTCCGGGTTCGTTAGCGCCGATGCTGGGGAGAATGTAAGCGTCAGTTCCGTTATGAACCCGACGATCTCTCTTGTCCAAGCAGGGTCTGACGTACAGTTCTCAGTACAGTCAGTTAACGAAGGCGTAGGAGCTGCAGTAATAGCTGCTGTAATAGACACTTCTTCAGCCTTGACTAACTCATTACTGAAAGCCACTGGTTCTGTAGCAGTGGCAGAAGTGGCCGTTGCTTTAACTTTAGACTACAACTGCCAGTCTTGCACAAGCTCATTACTAAGCAGTAACAGTGCTAATTCAGGATACGAAAGTGGTCGTATTATCAAAGTCATAGGAGGGCTTGAAGTCGGCACTCCGTACTATAAAGATTTAACCAACGGCAGGGTAAAGATTACAGACAATGTAATAGTGGTTGTTGACGATAGGACTACTGTAGTCATAGACTGACTCATTAAGTAGTAGTCTCAAAGCTGCAAGTTGTTTTTGAGGATTGACACATGCTTATAGCGCTATCAGTAGGGCACCATCAAAGAAAGAAGGGGGCTACATATGCCGGTGTAACGGAGTACGAAAAAGCCCTTGAATGGGTCGGTATGATAGCCTCTGAGTCAAAGGGAGACATTGTTATGGTTCCTGTTGGCGACCTGCAGTTCAAGGTGGCATACATAAATGGAATCAACGCTGATGTTGCTTACGAAATGCACTTTAACTCGTACCCAGGACGCTCTGTTATATCAGGGTGCGAAACGTTATACCACCCAAGATCAGTTAAAGGTAAAAAGCTCGCTGAGCTTTCTCAAGCGGCTCTGGTGAAGGAGATTGGCAACATAGACAGAGGTGCAAAAGAGGGCTGGTATAGGATGGACAGACCAAGCCATAAAGACTACTCAGGCGACATTGAAGGTGACGAGGTTGTTGACTATTTTCTTAGAAAAACACAAATGCCTTCTGCAATACTCGAACCCATGTTCCTTAAAGAGTTGGTAAAAAGTAAAAAGTACAACCCACTTACCAATGTAATAGCCAGAAGGCTGGCAAAAGCTTTAGTGGAGTCTGCAAATGCTGCTGTGGGTTAAGCTGTCCGCAGCTTTGGCTATTGTGTCTGCTGCTTATTTTGCAGTTGATAGGTACACAACAATGGCTGAGGAGCTTAAGGACGCTAAAAAAGAAAGCGAGCTTTTAAGAGGTAGCCTGGCAGCTGTAGATTCAGCCTACGCTGATTATGTTAGTAGCTTGGAGACTCAAATAGAAGCAGCCAGGGCAGCCTCAGTTAAGTTATCTGCAGAGTATTCAAAGGCTAGAGACGAGGCTTACGAAACCTTAAAGGTGTTTGAGACCCATGACCTTGAAAAACTTATCAAAGACACTCCTGATATTATCGAGCAGCGTATCAATGGCGCTTCTGCAAGGATGTTTTCTGACATCGAAAAAGCCTCTGGACGTTAGACTTTCTAGTGATATAGACAGAGCGTCTTTTGAAATCAACCTGCCAAGGCCAGATCCTGTAAAATCACGCAAAGTGGATTTCACTGTGCTTTCAAACCCCTCTCCGTTGATATGCCTCACTCCTAAAGAATATGAGGACCTGTCTTTCAATATGGTCGAAATACTGAAGTTCATAAAAGGCGCAAGGAAATACATGGACGAATCTGATAAACTAATAAAAGTGTTATCAGAAGAGGCTAACAGGTAGGTGCCAAACCCTTACTCATCAATGTTTATGGAGCGTGTACGGACAGGCGTGGCCTCGTCAGTAGATATGTCGCGCTTGTCTAAATGGTTAGAGATAAACACAGCCCACCCTAAGCTGCCTGGAGAGCCTTGGTCATTCAAGGACCACGAATTTCAGATAGGGATTGTAAACGACCAAGCCAGAGACTTGGTATGCCGCAAATGTTCTCAGGTTGGCGTGTCTGAATTAACTCTCAGGCTTGTGCTTGGTCTGGTGTCCATCCTCCCGCAGCATACAGCTATCTACACGCTGCCTACAGCAGGGTTTGCGTCAAAGTTCGCCAAATCCAGATTTGACCCTGTAATAAAAGCCTCAAAATTTCTCAGTGAGTCGCTGGACAGGGACATTGACAATGTTGAGTTAAAGAAAATAGGTACTTCATTTCTGTACATACTTGGCACATACACGCAGACAGGAGCTATTTCAGTCCCAGCTGACATTCTCGTACATGACGAGGTTGACTTTTCTGATCAGCAGGCCATGACTACGTTTTCTTCGCGCTTAGGTCACGCCGCGGACGGAGGTATCAAGAGAAGATTCTCCACCCCCACTGTAGAGGGGTTTGGCATAAGTAAAGCATTCGCTGTATCTACACAAGCCCATTACGGGGTAAAGTGCGATAAGTGCTCTGACACTGTATTTCCGTCGTTTATGGACGACGTAGTTATCCCAGGATTCGACAAGGCCCTGCACGATATAGACAAGGAGGATTTGTCTAACGATTCGTACAACATTGAAGGTGCTTGGCTTAAATGCCCTTCTTGTGGTGCTAGGATTACTGAAGCCAATTTGGCTGACCCAAGTAAACGTGAGTGGGTTCACAAATTTCCAGACCGCACTGTTAGCGGGTACCAGGTATTTCCTTACGATGTTATAAGGTATAACCCTATTAGTAAGACTTTAAGGAGTTTGGAAGACTATGCTAAAAAATCTGATTGGGTCAACTTCAAGGTTGGGCTACCTGACGAAGATGCTTCAAATAGTTTCATTCTTGAAGTCATGGAAAACAATACGGTGTACAATCCGCTGGTTCCTGACTACGGTGTTAGCTCCGGCACGCTCATGGGCGTTGACGTTGGCAAAACGTCTTGGGTTGTGATTGGCAAACCTGTTGACAGAAAGATCGACGTTATATACATGGAGAGAGTGAGGCAGACAGCAGAAGGCTATTTGTTGTATCGTCTTAACGAGCTTTCAAAGATGTTTGGGGTTGTTAAGTCTGTTATAGACGCTGGCCCTGATTTCACTACATCTTCATCGTTTGTAGCAGGGGCACCAGTTGGTGTTAGGTATGCCAACTACTACACCCGTAGCACAAGTAAGGGCCAGCTTACGCACATAAAGGTAAACGACGAAGAAGGTATCCTTACAACTGAACGCTCCACATCGTTCGACCTTCTTGTAAAGGCGGTAAACGCAGGAAGGGTGAGGTTTTGTAAAGGTGTTGAGACTCTCACCTTGCACACCCATTTGCGTAACATGAAAAGGGTTGAGTCGTTCAATACTCATGGCGATAGGGTAATAAATTGGGTTAGTACCGGGGACGACCACTACGCGCACGCCTTGAATTATATGAACATTGCTGCGACACTATTGGAACCAAAGTCAGGTCGAAAGGCTGTCGGGGTGCTGCCAGGCATTACTGCAGCTCCGATTTCAAAATACCCTTCTATACCTAAAGTCGGTTTATAATGGCAAAAAAACAATCCAAGAAAGTAACTATGCCCAGAAGGCTTTTGAATAGAGCTTCAACCAGAAGCGCTTATTCAAGGTATGAGAAAGGTTCGGTAGTCCCTGACAACAGCCCCATAATAAACAATCTGTCATCAGAGCAGCTTAGAAGTTCGTTTGTGTCTTCAACACAAGCGCTAAGATTGCTTTCCAGGAAAAATGGGAATGTGGGATCTTCCATATTCTCATTTGTGGAGATTGCAAAATCAGGGTACACAGTAAAAGCCTTTAACACAGGGTCCAACACATACAACTCACAAGCCACTCAGATAGCAAAATCTGTAATGGCCACTATGGATACCGTGTATGACTACAGCAAAGGTTACGCTGATGTATATACCATCGACGCTCTTGTAGAAACCTTGCTTAGAGAAGCTGTTATAACCAGCCAAGTAGGGCTGGAGCTAGTTCTTGACAAAGCCAGACTCCCACACAGAATGGTTCCAGTTGCCACTGAAACTTTGAAGTGGGTATCCAGAGGTGACGGCAGTGTGTACCCAATACAAAGAGTACCGGCCAACAACGGTGACCCAGAAGTCAGTTTGGATATCCCGAACTTCTGGGTTGGTCATGTGCATAGAGACTTAACAAGGAACTATGTCACGCCGATGTTGGAGCCTGCAGTAAACATGGCTGTGTACTATGACGAATTTATTGACGATATGCGTAGGGCTATAAAAATTACTGGGCATAGCAGGCTTGTTGTATCAATAGACGCTGAGCGCATAATCAACGCGATGCCGGCAGAAGCCGTCAACGATGAGGACAAGCGTAGAGAGTTCCTTGATGAGCAGCGCAGGCTGGTCGAGGAAGTAGTTAAAGGTCTTGCTCCAGAGGACGCTATCGTAACCTACGACACTGTTACAGTTGACGAGGTTCAGAACAAGGATGTGAAGGCTGATTATACTGAGCTTTTGACTGCTATTTCAGGTATGTTGGCTACCTCGCTTAAGTCGCATCCGTCGATTTTGGGCTTAAGGATGGAGGGGTCACAGTCACTCTCCAATACTGAATCCTTGGTGTTTTTGAAAATAGCCAAGGGGATACAACGTCCAGTTGAGGATGTTTTAAGCAGAGCGCTGACGCTGGCTATACGTCTTTATGGTGTTGACGCCTATGTAAAGTTCAAATTCAAGCCCATAAATCTCAGGCCGGAAGACGAGCTTGAAGCCTACAGAACCATGAAGCAGACAAGAGTGCTGCAGCTGCTGTCTCTCGGTATGCTGACTGATGAGCAAGCTGCAGACGAGCTTGGGATACAAGCGTTGCCAGAGACTTACACTCGGTTATCTGGTACCAGATTTATGGACAATTCAGGCAGCTCAAAAGACGATATGGTTAATGCCGTAGATGTATCAAAAGACCCTCAAGGCAACGCCTTGACTCCAAACACTCCAAAGAAAGCAGGCGGTAAATCACAATGAAACGCTATTCAGACCCTGTGTGGTTCGGAAACCAAGACTCATTCAAGACAGTTGCTGACGCATACAACTTTTACCTTGAAAACCCAACTCTCGGCGAGGCTGTGCTAAAGGATATGGCGGCTGCAGCAGTTATGGAAAATCCGTTTGTCGATTCGGAGGACGAGTATGAGCCGTTCTTCGACCTGCTTCAGGAGTTCGATGGGGTCGGGATTGTAAACATTACAGGGTCTTTGGTAGCAGAGGATTCATGGGTAAATAGTTTGTTTGGTCTGACGTCCTATGAGAGTATCATCAACGCTGTAAGTTACCTTGCTGAGAACGACAGCATCTCCAGGATTGTGCTCAATATAGACTCTGGTGGCGGGACTACTTCAGGAATCGAAGCAGCTGGTGAAGCGGTAAAGCGGGCCAGAGAATTCAAACCAGTGGATACCCATGTAAACGGCTCAGCGTTCTCTGCGGCCTACTGGATAGCGTCGGCTTCTGAGAAAATCAACGCTACAAAAATGTCTGAGGTCGGTAGCATCGGGGTTCTGCTGACCCACAAGGCTATGTATAAGTACCTTGAAGACCGCGGGTACGATGTTACCATCATCACTGCTGGCAAGTATAAAGGCATCGGGCATCCGGCTAAGCCTTTGTCCGATAGTGACAAGGCATATTTGCAAGACAAGGCAGACACTTTGTACAAGTTTTTCCTTGAAATGGTCTCAGGAAACAGGGAGAGCCTGTCTATCGCAACCAAAGATTCTTGGGCTGAAGGGCGGACGTTCTTCGCTGAAGATGGGGTAGAAGTTGGACTTGTCGATACGGTTCAATCAACCAACGACTTTTTCAATTCTATTATTGACAAACCTGCGTCACAGACCAACAATAGTGGCGTAACTTATCATCAGGAGACAACCATGCCAAAATCGGTAATGCTGAAAAACTCAGCGACCCAAGCCGCGCTGGCCAGTGGTGCCCCCCTGGAGTCGCTAGAACACGAAGTAGTGGAAGACGGCGATCAGGAAGGGGCATCTACTGAGGCAGCAGGAACTACCACCGAAGACACAGAGGGTGCCGCTGCTAGTGAGACTTCAGCGGAATCCGGTCAGGGTGAAAATGAGTCAGAGCAGATGACAGCCTCGTCTATGGATGGGCTGGTTACTAAAATTGCTGACCTTTCTGCTCAGAATGCTTCTCTCAAAGCTGAGAATGATTCCCTGGAAGCTAAGCTGTCTGACCTTTCAGCATCATCTGATGCTCTTAAGGCGATCGCTATCGAGGCAGTCCACAAGATGCAGGTGGCAATGAGGTCCACACCTATGGAAATGTCTGAGCTTCCTGCTGCTACTATCGTTGCCCAGCATAAGAAAGTTAAGGAGCAGTTTGAATCCTATTTCAAAGTAGGACAGTCCTCAGCTTCAGTAGCCAGTGATGAAGACGATTCACCTGACGCCTTCAAACTTGGCATTGTACCAAAAGCCTCTTAACCAACCTCAAGGAGTTAATATCCAATGGCTACTAAACGTCAAATGCTGATTCAACCGTATCAGCCTGATTTCACAGAAAATCTCGGTAATAACACCGGTCAATTTTCTGACAAAGATATCGGCAAGGCCGTCGTGTATAACGGCGATCAAATGGACCAGGCAGCTGCAGGAGACCAGATTGTTGGCTTCGTGACTTCAGTTGAGCCTGCCACTGTGGAAGGTCACAGTGTAGGTTCAGTACGCAAAACTGGTCGTGTCTGGGCAGCTGATGAAGCTGGCACACTTAACGTAGGTGACAGAGTGCAGGCCGGCACACCTATCGCTTTGGGCACGGTTGGCAAGGCAAATGTAGTTGCTCTTGACACTGTTGCTCATCCGCAACCGACCTACAACTGGGTCGTTATCCGCGTGGACGCTGGCGCTGCCGGTCGTACCGTTCTCCTCGAAAAAGTCTAAGGTGACAAATAATGGCAACCGCTAAGTTTAAGTACGTCAATCAGGCAGGCAACATCCGAGAGGGGGAGCTGTCCCTTGAAGATTACAAAACCGCCTCACGTTTGGGTATGACAGTTACCCAACTCATCAACAACAAATACTCTGACGCTGATGTGCAGAGGTACGGCACCGCTTTTGAACAAGGGTGCCAAAACCTTGGCATCTACACCAAGGCTGACGCCTCGCACGGTATCCGGGTATCCAAAGTTCAGGATATCCTCGAAGGTACCGTTACCGAACGGCGCATGGCAGGTGAAGGGCTTTCCGCTGGAGGCGGAGTAGTAGCCCCGTCACAACAAGGCACTACTCCAGCCTCACGGGTGTTCTTCCCAGAAGTGGTCATGAACCTCATTAACGAGGTTCTGCAAAATGACTACTCAACGGAGGAAGCAGCTTGGGGCGCTATGATTGGTTCCAAGGAAACCATCGACCAAGAGCAGTACACTCAACCGCTTATCAATGTTGAAGCCCCCAAGTCTGAACGCAGCGCACCTATGTCTCAAAACGCTCTGCCGAAGACTATGGTCAGCATCACCTCAAGCGAGTACAGCAAGTCCATCGCCACCAATTCCATTGGTTTGCAGATCTCTGACCAGGCGATCCAACGGGCTTCTGTAGATCTGATTGGTCTGATCTTTGCCCAGCAGGCCAAACAGGAGCGGCTGGATATCATGTGGTCTGACATCTCAAAGATGCTGAATGGCAACCCTGACACCGGCGAAGCAGCACTCCCGCAAACCCCGTTCGCCTCTTACGATGCTGCGGCAGCTGCCGGTACTGTGACTCAGAAAGGGTGGATAAAGTATTTGTACGACCCGTCTCGTACTGTCACCATTGATTCCATCATCTGCGACATCGACACCTACTTGCAGATCCAGAACAGGGTTGGTCGTCCTGTCATCTTTGACCCCAACACCACAGGCACCAATGCCGGCAACATGGGCACTTATGGACTGAACGTAGAGCCTAACCTGCTGAACGTCTCTCTTGGTGTCCCCAATGTGTTGGTGGTTCCCACCTCTGTAATCGGCGCCAACACCATCATGGGCTTTGACAGTCGGTTTGCAATTCGCGAAGTAACCAACGTGTCTGCGTCCTACACTGCTACTGAGCAGATGGTACTGCAGCGCAGCAACTTCTTCCGGGTTGACTGGGGCAAGATGGCTCACCGCCTGTACGATCAAGCGTTCAAGGTGACTTCCATCGCCTAATACGCTGTAAGCTTTGCTGGCGGCCTTGTGGCCGCCAGCACTGTTTTACAAACTACCATCAACTAAAACAGGAAACGAAACAATGACAGACCAACAAGACAAACTCTCTATTCAAGAACCTACTGCTTCAGATCAATCCTCCAGTGGTAAGCAAAAGCCAGGAAGAAAGTCGAAGCCGAAGCGCCGTAGGTATGTTCTTCGTACTCCGTACCCTTTGGTGAACCCACTATCCAGTGTACGCTTTACACTTGATAATGAGGTAGAGCACGATGAGGATCGTTGGATTACCTCTCAAGTAGAGGCCGGTATCATCGAGGTGCTCTGACTCCGTACCACACACACATAGGTAGGCAGCTAAATGACAGCCCCAATCACAGCATACACCCATACTGACGCAGTGCGCGCCTGTATGGGGGTGACTGACAATGAAATGAGTGACGAGATGTTGCTTGATATGGGGCTGTCAATAGCTGTCATATCTGATTTGGAGGCGTTTCTTCCTAATCATGAGGATGTGTGGAACTCATCTAAAGCCCAGAACGCAACTGCAAACCAGATTCTTGCTGGAAGGTATATAGAGTTGTTTTGCAGTTACGACGGAGCTAACAGGGCTATGGATGCTCTTTTGGCAATTCCGCAGGAAATAAGCGATGGCAAGGCTCGCATTTCAAGGTTTTCGATAAAAGAGCAGCTGCTGGCTGCACAAGAGAGGGTAAAATCAAGAGCTGCTGAATACAGATCAGCGCTTATAAAAGCAGCTGGGGTTTCTCCAGGCAATCAAAGTGGAGCCTCTGCTTTGATAGGTGCAGCAAAACCTTCGTATGACCCAGTGACCGGTATCAAGACGTGAAGCTTTCTCAAGCGATAGCAGCTTTTGCTAACGACACTGTGGATGGGTGGGATCAGGTAAACGGACATTGGATTCTCAACATAGCAAAAGGCAGTATTCTTACCTTTGACAGGTTTATAACAGAGCGGTCTTTTGGCCAGAAGAAGCGTATCTTTCAAATGCCTGGTAAAACTGGCCTGCCTGAAAACATAGAGGCTATAAGGGACCACGAAGGCAATACTTACTTGGTCAGCTATTACAACATAGACGCTGACTTTGGAGAAAGGTACAACACTGTGTACCTTATACAAAGAGCTGACCACACGGCGGAGCTTATAAGGTATAACACAGTTACCGCTGCTTCTGGCGCTGCTGCAGGCAAATCAGAAGTAGTAGTTGCCACCTTCCCTGTGGACTTTGAAAAAATATCAACCTCAAACTCAAGAGAATATGGTGGCGTACATTTCTCCGGGTATATAGCGAACTGTCCAGCTTCTGTGGATATAGGCACTGATAACGAGCTACTTATCGACGGCACCTACTACAACATTGAAGAAGTGTACGAGACTATAGGGTTGAAAGGGCTAAAGCTTGCTAAAAGGAGTGGCAGAGCATGAGGTTTCCGTTGCACGTAAAGTCCACTATTGACAGGAAAGTAGCTGATTTGTCTCAGCTTCTGCAGATCCCTTTTGTGGAGCTTGACGACTCTGTAAACACAGACGAGCTTCTTACCTCTAATAAGACTTGTCTTGTCTGGAGGTTTATAGACATGGACGAAGATCCTCAAGACCCTCTTTACTCCTTGTCGTTTGTAGTCGGTGTAAAAACAACATCTGATCCGTCAAATTACGAACTTTTAGGGATAGTGTCTGACATAAAAAACGCTTTCAAAAAGAGCGAGTGGATTGATGTTTACGACTACAGCCAGGTTTCACTGCCTGTTACTCCTTCAGGTGCTATTTTTATCACTAATAGTGGTGTTGACCCGCAAGTTATGGACAGGCAGTCAGGAGCTAGAATGCTTGCCTTGGAAGCCAGGTGCATGAGAAATGTCTAGGTACTCTCTAAATGCCAGAAAAGTGTTTGTTGTCCAGAAACACACCGGGGCAAGCTTAGGTACCATCGGTGAAGCAGTAAAAGACAAGATAGTAGGTACAGGAAACTCTGAGTTTGTTGACCTGTCTTTTGGGGTAATAAAATCAGACCCTAAAACAGGCAACGTTCTTAAAGCATCTCTTGTGCCTCTTGCTCAAGAAGCCAATAACTCCATAACAGAAGCGTTCTCAGCCGTATCTGATTTTCTGAGTAGGCCGTCTGAGCTTCCACAAGCAGCAGTAAACAGGGGCGGGGCGTTCAGAATATCTCTAGGATTTTCCAATTTCACTACCTCCCCCTGGCCTGGTCTGTCTAAGAGCTACACGGACAAGATAGCAAGAGGAATTTTGACAAAGCGCAGGAAGAAGTCAAAGAAGAAGTTTTGGTATGAGAGAGGGGCATGGAACAAGCCTCCCACTAACTCTAGCAAAGGCGGTTCTGGGGAGCCTTTGCATAAGCTTCTTAAAAGCAGTGGGTTTTCAAGGCAGGTGCTAAAGGCTACAAATGGCAATGTGATGTCTCTGTACGGCTCAAGCAGAAGTGTGACATTCCAGACTACAGGACTCAGGCCGGCAAAGTCCAAACCATACACCCGCTCAACCAAGCGCGGAAAGATATCTGTAGGCGGTTTAAGAGGCACTATATTATTGCCAACATCTTTCGGGCAAATAACAGGAGACGCAATAGAAGAGCTTTATGAACTTTTGTATGGGTCTCTGGCCACCGGGAAGCACAAGGATAACGAGCATCATTCTTTGTCTGAGCTAGGCATGACATCTAGCGAGCACCCTGACTTTACCCAGCTGTTGCTGGCTAACGAATACCGTAGGCCATTCCTTTCTAAAGCTTTTGCAGGTTTAGCAAAAGAAGTGGAGCGCAGGATGCGTGCCGAGGCTCTGAGACTTTCATAACTTAACTGATTAGCATACTATTGAAAATGAGGTACACTATCGACAGCAGCCAGTCCACGGCAAGGCTCGCGCTGTTTAACCCCAACCAAGCTCAACTTAGGAGTAAGTAAAATGGCTAACCTTGGCTCTGCCCAAACTAACAAATTCAACATCGGTACAGCTGAGCTGCGTATTGGCGTCCTCGGTTCCGCAGGACAGCTGGTACAAAGCAACAGTGTAGGTCTTATCGACAACGCCACTGTATCCGTATCGCAAAACTCTGTGGATCTCCAGGGGGGTTTTCCAAAGAAGATCGTTGACACTGCTATTGTGTCACAGGAGTCCAGTCTGACAGCAACGCTCCGCGAGTATTCAAAGCGCAATATCGACATTCTGCTGGGCAACGCAGCAGCGGTGTTTACTACTCAAGGCGCGGCTGACCGTACCTTGGTGGTTTCATCAGCTTCTACAACTTCCGTTACGGTAACTACTGGAGACGGAGCAAATTGGGCTGCCGGGGATATTATCGTAGTGCATTCAGCGACAGACAAAGCGTCTGTGTCTGTGTGCCGTGTTGACTCTGTAGCGGCAGACACCCTTACCCTTGACCCGGGCACCCCCCTCACTTTTGCCCCAGTAGCCGGCGACAAGATTTTCCGTGCTGAGCAGTCTGCTATCGGCGCTGTTGACCAGACCAACTACTTCGCAGTGTCTCTCGTGCAGGTACAACGTAACGGTTCTCCTGCTGTATGGAACTTCTGGAAAGCCGCTATTTCTTCTGGCATGGAGTACGGAACTAACGCAGAAGACTTTGGTTCAACAGAGTTGACCATCAAGCTTCTGGAGCCTTCGGCTGCTGATTATGCAGCAGGTGGCCCTCTGAATCACCTTGCCAATATCATTCCGAAGCATCCGACTGGAATGTATGCTGCTGGTGCTGACTTCATTCAGTAAAGCTGAAAACAGGCTCCTCTTGTGGTATAAAAGGGCTGTCATTGGCAGCCCTTTTTCTATGTCCCACTTCAAAAACATCGCTGAAAGAAAGCCTATTATTAGCTTCCTGTTTCTTGAAATGCTCTCTGATGTGCTAGAAGAAAACAAAGAAGCTACTGTATATGAAGCTATTAGCTCTGCGTGGGGAAGAAGCAACGGAGGAGCTTCTATATCTGACGAGGACTGTTTACAGATAGCACGTAGGCTATCTGACAAGCGGGCTGCTGATGAAGCTTCTACTGAAGATACCAGCCCAGGAAGAAAGCAAAAAGGGCCTGGAATGGGAACTACTGAAATGGAGTGGCTGGCTGGGTTAATGCCTGATAAGCTTTGTATGTACGTTGCAAACTACTCCCCAGACCTTTCTGTAAAGCTGTACTGCGAATACGATTACGAATTTGTTGCTGAGTTAGCAGCTGCAAAACAAAACAACAGGTGGCACGAAGTCAGGTCAAGCTTTGAGACTTCTATGTACGGGTTCGGTGGATCTTACAAAGGTGACAGGTCAGCAGAGACCTCTGACGGAAAGGTTATAGATGTCGATTCCTCTGATAAGGATATTGACGGTGAGGCCCTCAAGGCCATTAAAAGCATGGGTTTTTAAGTCATGGCTGGAAAAAAGAAGCTTGGTATAGAGCTGCAAGCGCAGGTAACTGTAAACCCTGATGAAGTTGCTATAAAAACAAAAGGGCTTAACAGGAAAATCGAGGCGCAGTTCAAGGAGGCTATAAAAGGTCTGTCTGTAACTGCTGGAGGGCGGTTCAAAGTTGCCCCTGACATCGAGAGGATGTCTCCTGCTGAGTTCGCAAAGTTCAAGAAGCAGTATAAAGCTGAAACTGACAGGCTTTACGAAGAAGCTAAAAAAATTCAGGAAGCTCGGCTGGCCGCGGCTGAGAAAGGCGGTAAGCCACCGTCAGCTCAGTCGTACCAACTTGCCCAAGCCAAGGAGTTAGCAGCACAAGCTAGGAGATCTAGCCTTGAACTCATAGAAGCTGACAGGGCTATCAATGCTGCAACCAGGCGCAAAATTATAGCCGGAGAGAAGCTCTCCAAAAGAGAGGAGACACTGGCTGCCCGTAGGTACGAGGCCACAAAGAACTCTATCCGCAGCTTGCAGCAGCTCAGCAAACTGCAAGCAGACCAAAATGTATTTGACCCTGCAACAGGGGACTATGTAAAGCTTCGTGGGCGGAATATAAAGGGCTTACAGAGAAGCCTTAAAGTGTTGTCTGACGAGGCTGCTGCTTACGGTAAGGTAGTAAGCCAAGTAAATAAATCACGTATAGACCAAGCAGCTGCCGCTAAAGCTGAACGTGATTCAGCAAAAGCTACAGAAGCTGCTTCAAAAGCCAGGAGAGACGGTTTAAGGAGCCTTAGAGACTACTCAAAAGAGCTTCGTAGGTTAAAGAGCGTAGTGCCTACGTCGCCGTCAGGAATCCTGTCTCAAGCAAAAAGATCTGAAGGACTGGCAAAGGCAGCTGCTGCTCAGAGATACAAGGTGGATGACCTGTTAGCCTCAAAAAGGTCTGGGCTTGGGGCAAAGCAGCTTAAAGACGCCATAAGGCTGAGAGAGAAGCTTAATGCCCTTGAGAAAGAAGCAAGGGCAAACGCAGAAAGCTTAAACAAGGCTTATGAAAACCGCTCTACAAGAGAGGCAGCCTCAAGGGCAAGGGCGAAAGAAGAGGCCCGTCTGGCTGCAAAAAGAAAGGCCGACCTTAAAAAGGTTGCTGAGCTTGAGGAAAGGGTCAGCAAGGCAAGGCGCAACTCTGTTAGTGATCTGAGGAAGAATCAAGCTGCGTTAAGGTCGATTCGAGGGCTAGAGGCAGAAACTGCTGGACAGGCCAGAGCTTACGCTTCACAGGCTGGCCGTGTGGCTGATTTGGCTAGGAAGCAGTATAACAACCTGAAGTCACTTAAATCTCAAGTGCTCTCTTCCGGTGTTGAGATTGACCCCAGAGCACTGAAGTCACTCAATTCAAGTATAGCCAGGTATAACAAGCTCTACAGGCAGGCATCCTCTGAGACAAAAAGGTTCAACACAGCTGCCAAAGAGCTGAATGTTACTCTTGGGCAGGGGTCTCTGCTTGTACGACAGTTCTTCAGGTATGCTCTTGGGTATGGTGCGCTGTATCAAGCCTTGGGTGCTGTAAACGCATTAAAAACTTCAGTTGTAGAACTCGACAATGCTTTGTATAGCATCAAGGCGATAGCTAATGCCACCGACAAGGAGATGGTGAAAATCTCAGGGGCTATCAAAAGGGTGGCTCTTGAGACGAAATACACCACAAAAGAGGTAGCAGATGCTGCCAGGGTGTTGTCACAGGCTGGGGTCACAGCTTCTGAACTGCCTAACACTCTTGAAGCAGTAGCTAAATTTGCTGCTGGAACTGAGACCGAAATAAAGACCGCTGCTGACCTCGTGTCCACCATGCGGAATGTATTTACTGAGCTTGATGATCTTGATATTGCTAACCAGCTTACAAAAGCGATCAATATCTCAAAACTGACTGGCGACGATCTTAGAACTATTCTAGGAATCTCTGCTCAGGTAGCCAAGCAGTACAATCTTACCTCCCAAAACTATTTGTCAGCTGTAACTACTTTACGGAACGCTGGTCTCAAAGCTTCTACTACAGCAACAGGTTTGCGTCAGGGGTTAAATGAGCTGTTCTCTCCAGACAACAAAACAGTCAAGGCCCTGCAACAGAGGTACGCAGAGATCGGGGAAAAGCTCACCAGTAAGGAAGTCCGTGACAAGTTCTTTTCGTTTACAGGAGAACTCAACCCTTTGCTTGCTGCTATTCGTGAGCTTAACAGGTTAGGGTTTACAGGCGCAGGTAAAAAGTCTCTATCCAGGGGTTTTGATATCAGAGCGGCTAATGCTTTGACTGCTCTTGTAAACAACATCGACCAACTTGAGGCTTCACAAACAAAGCTGGCGTCTGGAAACCAAGTATTCAAAGCATCAGCCACGCAGATGGATTCGCTTACAGCTTCAGTTGATAACCTTAGCGCCGCCTTTACGGTACTGTCAGCCAATATGGCTGAAGGCCCGATAAGGTCTCTAGAAGACTTTATCGACAAGATGACAGAGACCGTAAAGTGGATCACCGAGCTTGACACCAAAGCCAGATCTCTTGGAGAGGGCGGAGCAGGACAGATCGCAGGGACTGTGGTGTCTGGGGGTATCTTAGGGTCTTTGCTTGGGCGCACCCCTGCCAAGAGGGCTTTAGGTGCGCTGGCTGGCGCTGCGGCTGGTGGTTATATAGGTACGAAGCAGCTGGAGGACAGAGCTAGAGGTGAAGAGTCCTTGGTGTCACCAGAGACTCTTAACACATTGGCCGGTGTAATTACGTTTTTCAGCCTGTTTAGTGGAAGCGGCAGACTTAAAAAGTTCTTTGGCACAAAGGGTGACGCAGAGAAACTTGCGAAATCTGCGGAGAAGAGCTTGGGTGCCGTAGCCTACTTCATGTCTCTGCTTACAAAAGAGACATTTTTGAAGGTTGGAGGGTTCCTTCTCCGAGCTGCGAAGTCACTGACATTAGTAGGACTAGCAACTACAGCTGCGATGTTTCTGTTCGACAAGCTGATGTCAGACGAGGACTCTGAACAGAAAAAGAGAGAGGCTCACCTTGACCGCATTAAAGCCCTGCGTGACAAGGCCGAATCTGCTCGTCAGAGAGTTGAGAAAATCGAAAAAGTTTCAGCAAGGTATGAGAGCGCCAAGGTAGCGGACTACGCCAACGCTACTGTAATCTCAGATGACTCGGTAGGTGGTGAGCTGCAAAGAAACGCGGAAGCGCTGCTCGACTACCAGCAAGCTTTCTCCTCTCTATTTGGGAGCCGCTCTGCTGACGAGATACGCAAAATAGAAAAGGCACTTATAGACTACAGAGACACCGGGTTTACAAAAGGCACTGCTGAGTACACAAAAGCTTTAGAGAATTTGTCCAATGTAACTGGAATTACAGACATCTCAGGCGATGTTGAGGAACAAGTAAATTACTTGGCTAACACTCTGAAGGGACTTAGAAACTCTGTCGCAGCTAATGTAGAAGCGCTCAACAGAGACCTTCAGCAAGCCTTTGAAAACGTGAAATCAGGGGCGGCTACCGAGCAAGATAAAGCTTTGTTGAAGGTTGTCGAATCTGGCGATGCTGCAATACAGCTGGCTCTAGACGCCGCGGCTGGGAATATCTCAGAAGATACAGACGCCCTGTTAAAGTCTATTCAGGCATTTTGGGATAGGTTTGCTGAAGCCAATAGAGAAGTGTCTGGGCTTGTAGAGGCAGAGCTTGAGGCGAAGAAGGCGCAACTTGACGCGTTTGTATCGGAAGCTTTGTACGATGTTACATCTACTTCTGACAAAAATGTCCTGAAGATCAAGGCAAACGCTATGGCCAAGTCTTTGGAGGCCGTAGGCGAGTCAGGCATCGCGTATATAGATGAGCTTGTTAGCGAGCTTGAAGTTCTCCAACGGAGGCTGGATCTACAGACAAAAAGGCTTAAGCGGGCTTCTGCTCCTGCTGACCAGGTGTCTCAGTCAAGAGCTGCTGCTGACAATGTGGCGCTATTTCTTGGTGCGCTTAGAAAGCGCAGAGTAGAAGTTCAGGGAGAGATAGAAACCTCCAATGAGCGGACAGTGCAGAAGGTTTCTGCTGCGTTAGATGAACTTACCAGGCTGTCTGACGCACAGATCAAGAGTGCAGCAGGAAACGACAAGGCCTTGCATGAGCTGCTTCTGGAACTCAAAAATAACAAAACAGCCAGGCAAGGAGTGTTAACCCCGGTAGTAACAGCTGACGGTAAGCGGCTGCCGCCTACTGCGTTTAACAGTAGTAACGGGCTGTTGTCGCCTAATGCACAAACCAGGGCTATTCTTGCTGCTGTGGAAAGGGCAACGCAGGCAAAAGGTAAGTCCCCAGACGAGCAGATCGGCAAGGTTGCTAAAAGCCCTTATCAACAAGACCCGGCCCTGTACAGGGAGATCTATAATCTTGACAGGCTCATAGCTGAGGCTAAGAAGAAAAACCTCCGTCTGCTTACTCAAGACAACGAGGACAACCCTCTTAGGGCAAAGCGTGACTTACTGCTTCGCATTAAAAACGAGGAGATCAACGTTGAGCGGGCATATCTTGAAAAGCTCAGGAAAGCCTACGGAGATGACCCTGTTGACGATAAGCATAGGGTTGAGCTTCAGAAGGCTAGAGCCGGTATCCAGAAAAAACTGGTAGAGCGAGAGAAAATCTCTGCTGACTACCAAGCCCAGCGTGAGGAGTTTGTAAGGAAATACCAAGACAACATCCTGTCTTCGGCAGAAAAGAGGTTTTCGCTTGAAAAGGAGAGGCTAAGTGCTGAGCTTGCAAACGCTGTTTCATCCGGTGACAGTGAAAGAGCAGCTCGGCTTGTTAAGCGCATTGGAGAAGTTAAACAAGAGTTGCTTGACATAGAGATAACCAACCTACAGTTGTCAGAGCAGGACGCCAAACTCACGAAGCTAACTTCAGAGTACAAGCAACAGTTGCTTGAAACATCCTTGCGCCGCCTTCAAATAGAAACGGAAGTGGCTGCATTAGAGCAGAGGCATAAGCTGGATTTGCTTGCATCCGCTGGAGGGCAGAAAGGGCTTGTAAGAGAAGCTTTCCTGTCGGCGTCTGGTAGTCGTAAATCTCCTACCAAAGAGCTTGAGGATATCCAAAGACAGCTCAGGGTAGATCTGCAGTACAGCCTGCAGAAAAGCTCTTTGGCTACCTCAAGATATAACGAGGCCAAGGCTTCTGGTGCTGGTGAAGAAGAACTATCAACCCTTAAGTCTGCGGCTATCGAAGCGTCTGTACAAACGGCTGAACTTGCTGGGCGCTTATATTCAGTAAACCAGCAGCTGGAAGGCAACGCGTTGTCGTTTGAGAACTTTAGAGAAACATGGCTTAACTCTACAGACGCAATGGCAGAATCTCTAAAGTCTTCTGTTGCAGTGTGGTATCAAGAGTCTCCTAGGACAATACAGACTTTTCTTGAGGCTGTTGGAAATGGCATACAAGCCGGGCTTGGACGTGTGTTCAACGCTTTTATTGACAACGCCATAACTCAGCTTGTGCAATCCAGCATGGACTACGTACTTGAGTTCTTTGACGCCAAGCAAGACAAGAAGATGCAAGTCACAGCATATGAAGTGTATGTTCAGACTTCTGATGTGGGACCGTTCCAAGGAGGTACAAGCCCGCTGGTCAACAGGCAAAGTGCGCCAAACAAACAGAGAGGGTTTGGAGAAGGTGTGCCTGAGTCGGCAGATTCAGGAGGGTTAGCAGTTCAAAGTCCTCAAGACGAGCAGAGTGACCCTATTCTGCAAGAGAAAGAGGCTACTGAAGAAAACACTTCTTCTATTGATGCTAATACAGCTGTCAACTTGGCTCTGTCAGGTAACACCCAAGGATTGGCCAGGCAGCTTATCTTGTCGCAGCTGACACAGCGTCTCAGTGATGCCAAAAAGGCAGGTGAAACAGTAAGCATTACTTCGGCTCTGGCTGCCAATACACTAGCTGTAAGGGCTAACACTGGCGCGTTGTACGAGACAGCTGGATTTGGTGCAAAGAGTGGTGGAGTGTTGAAAGCAGCCGGCGGAGGGGTGTTGAAAGGCCCTGGTACTGGCACTTCAGATTCACTGCGTGGAACGGTAATCGACAGCTCAGGTAGAAGGCAGCCGATAAGGGTAAGCACTGGAGAGGCTATACTGACAGCAAATGCTGTGGACATTCTTGGAGAAGACTTTGTTCACGCGATCAATAAGATGAAGCCTGGAAAATTTGCTTCTGGAGGGTTCCCTGGCAAAAAGGCAGACACAGGAACTTCCAGGATAGTGGCTTCAGTCCTGAACGCCCCTGCTCCAGAAGTAACTACAGAGCCAAAGATTATAAACCTGCTGGATCAGAACCTGCTGGTAGATGCCATGCAATCAGATAATGGAGAAAAGGTCATACTTAACACTATCCAGAGAAATTCAGATAGTCTTTCTCCGTTTTTGAAGGGTTGAGTAACCTATGCCAACTTTCGATTTAGACGCCCCACTATACACTGGTAGGTCATTCTCATTTACGGCCCAAGACGGCAACCCTATGGGTTTCTGTTTTAGCCCAGATGGGTTGCTGTTGTTTATGGCCGGCAGAGCTACAAGGACAGTGTATAAGTACACGCTAACAGCTCCGTTCGATTTCACTACAGCTGTGTACTCTGGCCAGAGTTTTTATGTTGACGATGCTGGCACTATATTCCAGACGTATTACAACCAGTTCAACCTCAAATCAGTAAGGATCAGTGCTGATGGGACCAAACTGTTTGTGTCAGACGACAGGTTGTACATTTTAAGATTTGACTTGAACGTTCCTTTTGATTTGACCACAGCCTCATACTTTGAAGGTACTGGATACAACGGCAGGATGAGGCTACCTACAGCAACAGGGTCAGAGATTGTGCTCGGAGACGGTGGGTTCGATTACTCTGAATCTCTTGGTAACCTGGTGGCTGCTGGGCCTACATCGGCAAATAACTATTATTACTTATGCCATAGGACTTGCCCTAATTCTGATGGTGTCACAGGTGCGGCTGCTTCTGAAACAGGAGACGGTAGTCTTAGCCTGTCAAATGCTTCTTCTTATGCTACTGAGTTTCCATCTGCTCAAGCTGACTATGCGGTGTCCGGTATCCGCTACGCTAACTCAGGGAAATATGTGTTTATCTGCGATTCTCTTGGCGTACATAAAGTAGAGTTGTATGGAGCCGCTCCTTACTACTTCGATAATGTTTCTCGAGAAGTCAGGGAAATGCCTTTTCAGTTCGCAGACATTTCAAAGTTTTCAGCAGAGTTGTCTGGGGTGGTCGATCTATATGTCAGCCCTGCTGGGACGTCAATGTTGCTGCTGTCAGACACAGGCACTCTATACGAGTATAACCTTACCCGAGGAGTTGAAAAGTTTGACCTTGACAAAGCAGTGTTCTCTGGAGTACAGAGTCCAGCAGCGGCTGTCGAACTGTTTAATCAATGGCCCGCTGATGGGTACGATAACGACGGATTTTCAAGGGCTAACTCATTCGACTTTTCTCCGGACGGGAGAACATTGACTGTATATTTGAGCGAGATAGACACAGGCAGTTTTGATACAAGCTACAAGTATCTTGCCAAGTATATTTTGGACACACCGTTTGATATCTCATCTGTGTCTTCAGCAGAATTTATATACAAAAACGGTATTAACTCCGGTATTTTCTGGGGTAACACAGGAGGGAAGCTGTACTACAAGGACAACGGAAACAACATCGCAAGTCTATCAACCTCTGCCGGCTATGACGTTTTGTCTATCACACCTGACCCAGCTGTAGTAGAATCCTCTCAATTCGGTTCATCGGAGGGCAACTTTCACTACCAAGACAGCTCAGGTCAGTACCTTGGTTTTGTAGATAATTACTTAGCGCGTGGGGAGTTAAAAGTGCGCCAAATGGCCGTGCCATTTGATATTGCAAGCGTCGGCACAACAAGTGTAAGAGTGTCTGACGTTGGACAGCATGGCTTCTGGGCCGGTGATTCTGCCGATGAACGACTTGTGTCTGTGTTAGAAGTTCAAAATGAGGTTGGAACCAGAATCAGAACAGTAGCTGTTACTGGCGGTGGCAACTTGGTTCAAACGTCTCTTAAAAGCTATTCTGACAAAACAACCAGCAAGTATTGGACTGAGTTCAAATACAGGAACATATTTTCAGAAGCAGGAATGCTTCAAAGCCCTGTTGCTGACGCAAAGCTATACGAAGGCGGGCGTACTCTGATGGTAATGCTGGAAAATATGACAATGCTGAAGTACACGCTGCCTGTTACCAACCAAGCTAAATTTAAGGTTGTTGAGCTTCTGTCTGGCACCCCAGTAAACCTTGGCATCCTGTCTGAAGATACAACCGCACAGTTGCTGTTTATCAATAACGCTACCTCAGATAACATCGTAGTAAGTATCTCCGGGCCTACAAATGAAGTGTCGTTCACCAACTTACAGGTAGGGACTGTTATACCTGCTGGCCTAGAGCACTCTGCACAAATAACTGTCCCAAAAGGTATAGCAAGAGATGTGGATCTAACCTTTACTGTTACGTTCGACAACTCAAGTTTACCTGTGGAGTTCAAGGTAATTTTCAACAAGCCAAACGTATGGGCGCTGCCTCCTTCATGGGACAAGGGAATACCTGTTCAATATGACTGGGCCACCTCTGTAACAAAATCGCTGAATAGCCTTGAGAAGCGCAGGAAACTAAGGAGCTATCCTAGAGCTTCGTTCAAGGTTTCACATTTACTTGGCAGGTCTTCAGCACAGAGGGTCATGAACTCTCTCAGGTTTATGTCAGAGGTTGAGTTCATGCTGCCTGAGTGGATGTTCGAGCACAAGCTACAGTCTGCAGTAGCCGCAGGTGACAGTCTGATTCCTGTTGACAACTCCCGCGGACTTATAAAGGCTGGGGATTATGTAGTAGTTACCCCTCGTGGGTACGCTGAACAGTACAGGAGAGTGAGATCTGCCGAGGCTTCTAGTCTGCTGCTGTTCGGCGGGTTTGATACTGATTTGCCTGCTGGAGTTTCGCTATACCCAGCCACCACATGTAACATTGGCAGCAATGTTTCGGTGAAGACTATTACTAGGGATGTTGTTGAGCTTTCAGCCACCTTCAAAACAACATCAGCATATTCAAGGTATCAGGCGGTTGCCCCCTCCTGGGATACGCATTCATCGGAGGGCGGAGTGCCTTTGCCAGTGCTGCCTTACTTTGACAAGAAATCAGAAAACGGACAAGGGCTTACAATAACTACCCCCCGTCATAGCTTATCTACTTCTACGTCAGCGGACGAGCTTGTGGAGCTTGTGTATAATGACCTTGAAATGGGGGCTAGTGGAAATATCTTGCTCTACGGTTCAAGCGAGATAGACGAGTTCTTCAGGTCAGCTTTCTTCCTGTCTGGCAGATACAATGACTTCTGGGCGCCTCTTGATTTCAGATCTGTGTATATGGTTTCTGACGCTACAATTGTCACCTCTCCAAACCCAGCTACATACTTTGATGTAGAGGACAATGGCCTACTATCAGGGTTTGCTCCTGAAAAGCACGGAAGCATTGACCTTCTTCTTGAAACAGACGGTACGCCGCCTTTCAAGAACAGATATACTCTATCTGTAACATCCATCACACAACTGTCAGCTGGCGTTACAAGGCTGGGGATAGACGGTTATCTGGAGACGTCTTCAGATGTGCTTGGAAAAGGTATGGCAAGAAGGTTAAGCCTGTTGGTTAAGGCAACGCTCCTTACAGATAAACTGCAGTGCCGATGGATGGGGCCTAATCTTGTAGAAGTAACCGTGTCAGTTAAAAAGGTACACAACCTTACAACAGCTTTGTTACAGTAGATCTATGGCCATTAGAAACGACTACGAGATTGCTGAAAAGTCATCATCAAGAGAGCTGTACCGGTTCTATATAGGCGACGGGTCTATGCTGGATTACAGATATACTAACAGGGACGATGACTATGTGGACCCGGCGGACGCTTCAAATACCCCTTACAAAAGCATCCCCATAAGCCGCGGTAAGATAAAGCACACGTCATCTACCATATCAGCCCCTGTAACAATCGAGGTGCCAAGGGACAGTGAGATAGCAGAAAGGTACAAGTCAGAGCCTCCTAACGGAGTGATTAACATTGATATCTCTGTAGCATTTGACGAATCATACGGGCAGATCACAGACAGGGAGAACTTGATTATATGGAAAGGTCGCGTATCAGATGTGAAGTTTTCTGGCAACAAAGCAGTGTTAACCTGCAAGAGCGCGTATGAAGTACTTGACAGACTAGCTTTGCGTAGGAGGGCGACGATTCACTGCCCTTATGCTTTATTCTCCATAAACGAGTGTAAGGTGCATAAAGAGTCGGCAAGAAGGGTAGGAGTAGTTACGTCTGTTGTTAGCCAAACCACCGTTACAGTAGAAGAAGATCACAATGGCGGGTTGTTTGGGGCGGTTAACCTAAGCTCTGTGTATGACTATGCCAATCACTATAATGGTGGGTTTGCCAAGTACATAGACGTTGTTACTGGGCAAGAGCACAGGGTAGGCATTACTTCGATGTCATACGACGGAGCCATATCAGGTACAAAAAGCAACGTGACTATTAACTTTGAAAGACCAGCTTCAGGTATCGTATCTGGCATGGTTCTTGACCTGTACCCAGGGTGTGCAAGAAACACAAAGCACTGCTATTTCAAGTTTTCAAACTACAAGAACTTTGGTGGGATTCCGCACCTTTCTACGGATGACCCGTTTACTTCAGCGTTCAGAACTCCATTAAACTGATATGGAAACTATACTCATACAGCTAACTATCTCGCTCATTCTGTCTGCTGTGTTTGCTCCAGATATAGACACTCCTGAAGCCGCTTCTCTTGAGGAGTTCGATGTACCAAGACTTAACCAAGGTAAGAGCCTTCCTGTCATCTTCGGCACATTTCTTATCAAGAGCGCCAATGTGTTATGGTACGGGGACTTGAAAACAGAAGAGGTAATTACCAATGCAGGTAAGTGACGAGCCTATCGTCACTATAGACCATCTCCGGTCATTGGGTCTGTGCGCCAAAGGAGCCAGAGACGCGGCTGTGGCTTTGTACGGTATTGAAGGGTGGAAACGGTTTGTCAGAGAAGGCGTCCCTGCCAGACTTCTTGCTGATTCACAACACCCTGATATCCAGGCTGCTGTAGCATTGGCTAAGCGTGAATTCGAGGAGAATAACTAAGTGGGTAGTTCCAACGTAACAATCGGGTATAAGTATTATCTTGGCCTCCAATTCTGCATTTGCCAAGATGAGTTAACAGAGTTGCATGCTATTTATACCAACAACACAGAGAAAACTATCCTTGACGCAGGCAACTACCTTGACGGTAGTGACCCCTATGTTAACAAACCTAACCTATACGGAGGTAAGAAGAAAGGGGGTGGGGTTGTTGGTCAGCTTAGATTGCAGTTTGGTAAACCAGACCAACAACCACTGCAATACCTAAACAAGGTTGTAGCAGTTGACCCATCACTGCCGGCTGGTGTGGGCGTTGTTCCATTAAGAGGACTATCTACTGTCACTGCTGAGCAAGCGTACATCTGCTCTATGAACCCCTCTATGCGCCCTTGGGAGTTCAGAGGATATCGCAGACCTGCTCTCACTTACGCTTCTAACCCTGTCACTGACCTTGAAGTGGCGGTATATGGCGTTGACCCAAATACAGACGGGTACGATGCAAACCTTGGAGCTATTATTGAGGAATGTTTGTTCAACACAAAATGGGGGCTTGGGCTTTCTGAGTCGGAAGTTGACATCCCTGCTTTGGAAAGTGTCATAACGCAACTTAAGGCCGAGGGGGTGGGGGCTTCCTTGAGATTTGCTGACAGTAAGGGGATGAAGAAGTTTATCAGAGAAGTGCTCACCCATATCAACGGGGTGATGTACCTGTCCCCATCCACAGGAAAGCTCACAGTAAGACTTTTAAGAGAGGGAGATCCAGTAGAACTTGCTGTCACAAAAGACAATCTGTTGGAGTTTACTTCTTTTGAGCGCACTTCTTGGAGTTCTACAATAAACGAGATCACAGTAGAGTACACTGATAAGACAAACTATGACAAAGCATCACTTACTCTGCATTCAGCTTCAAACCTCGACACTCAAGGGGACATCGTACCAAGAACTGTTACATACCCTGGCTACAGGTCGCAAGCCTTGGCGGCAAGGGCTGGGGCTAGAGACCTGTCGTTACTGTCCTACCCTTTGGCCAGGGTAGAGATAGTGGTTAACAAGGAAGCCTGGAACCTGACTACAGGGTCTGTGTTTACTCTTGACTACCCTGATTATAATTTCATCGGCACAAGGTTTCGTGTGCTGAATATCGACTATGGCGACTTGCACGACGGCAAGATAAAGCTCCTTGCTATGGAAGATGTTATAAAGGACTACACTTCCTACACTTCAGTTTATGGTTTGTCATCTGAACAAATAAACTCTACATGGGAAAGCGTCACAAGCGACAACGCATTAGCTACTGACGTTCTTGAAGCAGTAGCCATGCCGTACTACTCGCTGTACAACGTACAAAGTGCCGCAGACTTTAACACTTATGACCTGTCTCTTGACACGTTTTATGTGTTCGCAAAGAAACCGTCACAAGACACTAATGGGTTCCACCTGGACAATAACCTAGGTGAAACAAGCAACCTGTTGGCCAGCACTTGGGTACTAAGCGTTGACGGGTTGAGAATGGGTGATGTTAGGACAAAAGACTCGTTCCAACTTACTATGTACCCTGAAGGTGTAAACAAACCGTCTTCTGAAAACGCAACTGAAATAAACAACTCCACCACAGCAGCGCTGTTTATGGATGGTGAGATATTTCTTGTGGATCTTATAGCATTGAGAAGCGACGGTGGGTACGACCTGACCCTGTACAGGGCGGCATTTGATACTGTCCCTAAGTATCACGTTGTCCCAAAAGGAACAAAAATGTACGGGTTCCTGATGCGTGATATAAACGACGTTTCAAGGTCTTACGGCGGTCTTAACAATGTGGCTATATCAAACGGCAGTAACGCCAGTTACCGCTTACTCACAGAGACATTTAGCGACCTTCTGCCATACTCACAAGCACCAGCCATAACCTTGGCTGGTGTGTCAAGAGCAGCGCGCCCTGCTCCAATAAGGGCGGTAAGAATTAAGTATCTTGCCTCAGAAATGCAAGTGTTATGGAGGTTCGATGACAAGACTGTTTCTATAGGCACTCCACCCAGAGAAGGTGTGTACTCCAACTCAGCTGAGTCTCCTGACATCGCTGTCAGAGTGATAGTAAGAGACTCAAATAACACTGTTTTGTTGGATCAGGTTGCTGATAGCACTACCAATTTTGTCAGTCTGCCGAAGGCAACAGAACAATCACTTACACTAGACGGACTTTTAAGCCCTTTTGTTTATGTGGAGGTGTCTGCTTTCTATAGCAGTGACGCGACCAACACTACGCTGCAAACCACAAGGGTTCAAAATTTCAGAAATAGCAGCTATCTGGGTACTTGGGAGTCACATATTTCACAATCAGGACAGTCTTCCAACTACGTGCATACTGACCTTACTATGCCAAAGCAGTACAGGTATGTGTGCGACGATGGATCTGTAGTGTTGGTAACAGGCGTAGGCAATGACGCCACCATATATGAGTGTGACGAAAATGGAAATGTGGTTGCCACTCACACTGGCGGTAATTTGGTAGGAATGCTGGCCGGCAACTCGCCTGACCTGATTGATGTTACAGGTGCATCAGCATCCACTGCTAAGATTTTATGGACTACTGACGGGGTTACTTTCAATGTAGCTGACATAGCGTCTGTAACAGCAGCTATAACCAGCACTTTCAGCATATCTGACACTGGGTTTAATTCCGCATCCAAGGTTTTGATTGACGCCTCTTATGTCTATGTGTCTGACAAGACACAGGTATATACCACAGTCGCTACGTCTGTGGTTAACGGTCAAGCTACTGGACTGTCAGACCTGCATGGCGTCGTGCATGTAATGGCCCATGACGGCACTAACCAGAATTCTGTGGCATCGCCAACACCGCCGGCAGGAGACAGAACCATAACTGCCAACGAGCAGTACGCTGTGGATCTGTTCAAAACTGGGGAAACAGGAGTGATAGCGGCAACCTGGAACGTGCCGTACACTGGAGCTGCAGGGCAGGACTATACATTGTCCACCAAAGTTGACTTGATTACAGGGTCTATAACCTTAAGCACCCGTACTGAAGTTGACTTGGGGATTACAGGCGCTTCTGGATTGGTCTGTGAGTACGTAGTACCAGGTCCGGGAGGATTCGCTGTAGAAGTATGGGACTCTGCAGCGTCCCGCTCGTATGTGTGTTACGTACAGCACGCATCAAGTGTGGCAGCTTGGCAGTATTTATGGGCCAACAGCAATAGCCAGATTCGTCCTGTGGCAGTTTCGTCTGGGATAGCGAATAGCATGTACCCAATATCTGTCGGGGCCTCTAACCTGTATATAACAGCGGCAAACGATTTCCCTTCTTATATTGTTAACCAACTGCACAGGCCGCAGTACCAAGTAACAGGATTGTATGAGGGGGCTGTTGAAACCAGAGGCAATTTGCTGGTATCCGGGTATGGTAACTACAGCGATTACTCTATTAACGAGTTTGACGGAATGCACTTTACTGGGGCAATCACAAAGCTGTCCATAGCTTCAGGAGCTGTTGTCACTTCAGGGTGGAGCCACGATAACCCTTACTTCGTATGTGCAGCAAATGGTGGTGCTGCCGACCAAGCTTACCCTACAGCCATAGCTCATGACAGGGTGGAGCGGTTACTTGGTGTAAATGCAGCTGAGACAAAAGTGCTGGCTTGCACCAAATACACCGGAAGGCTCTACTGGATAAACATCCAGTAGAGCCTGCGGCTCTTTACTCAAGTTCTATGGTGTTGTAGTCGTCAGAAATGTCTGCCGATCTGTGTGTGATAAAGATAACTTGGTCTGAAAGCTCTCGCACTATGGCCATAGTAGCTGCTGCGTGATCTTCATCCATGTCAGCCGTTATCTCATCGAGCATCAAAAACCTCATACCTGTAGAGAACATTTTTGAAATGGTGGCTCTGATAGATACCCCTATGACAGCTTGCTGACACCCTGATGCCGCTGCTACTGGACGCATAGCCCCGTTTTCGTAGAACCTGATGCCGTTCTCGCTGTCCCTTGTAACCTCATCTATCACCCCTCCTGTAATCATCGACACTACTGAGGATGCCCCAGCCATAATGGCTTTCCAGGTGTTGTCCATAACTGCGGCTCTATTAGATCTGAGAAATTTCTCAAGGCGTGAAACTTTGTCAAGCTGAGCAGTAATTTCGTCGATCTTGCTTTTAGCAGAAAGCAGCAGTTTGAGCTTGCTAGTCATGGCTTCCAAATCTACTTTCATAACACCTACTTTTGACAGCACAGAAGCCTCATTATCAGACGCCTTTTCTAGCTTGGAGCTAACCTCGTCTAGCTTTGCCTTGAGGTCTTCTACTGACATACCGCCTTCTATTTTAAGAAGGTTCATTTTCTCTTCTACCGCTGCTAAACACTTCACTGAATCATCAAGTGCTATTGACAAGCGTTCAACCTCCCTCTCAGCTCTCCTGTACTCTTTCGCTACTTTATTCTGCTTGCCTAGCGTCTCGTTAATACTTGACACCTCAGACTCAAGCTCATCTATTGCGTCTTGGCTTGGCACAACCAACTCGCTTAGGGAGTTACTAGCGTCTGCCAGTTCGTCAATAAGCCCCTTCAAGTTACACCTATCCCTTGACAATATACCGTGTAGTTTTGCCTTGTCAGTCCCTATCTTAGCAAGCTTCCTATTTTGCAGTTCAGCCACTTTCTCTAAAACTTTAACGGACTCTAGCTCACTCTCAACTCTTGAGATATCAGCTCTAAGCTCGTCAAGGTTCAGGTCTGCGTCGTCCAGAGGTCTTAGACATTCTGGGCACACACCATCACGCTCTTTCTTTTTCAACCTATCTAGCGTTGCCTCTATGCCGACACGTTTTTTATGCAGGCTGTCATACTTAGACGCTTCTGTAAGCTCAGCAGCAGCGCTGTCTAATTCCAGCAACCCTTTTTCATTATCTGACACGAACAGCTTTTGGCGTTCTATTGATTTTTTCAGCCTGCTAATAGAGTCAGTCAGCCTGTCTCTGTAAGCTACAGAGTCCTTAGCTTGACGAAGCTCGGCAGACAAAGACTTCATCTTGTCTTCCAATTCTGACAACTTTGAGGAGTCTAGAGGAGATTCCATAGAATCCAGCCTGTCCTTAGAATTTTGCAAAGACTCTTCAACTACTTTCAACCTTTCTCTAAGACCTGACTTTTCGGCTACTAACGACTGCACCTTTTTCTCAGTCTCTATCAACTCTGACAGATCAGCGGACAGCTTTTTGTACTCTGAATTTAAGCTGTCCTTGGCGCTGGACACTTCAGACAGCATTTCTTCTGCTTCGACAATTTTTCGTTTCATGCTGTCAACATTTTTTGACAAGCTGTCAATCTCATCTTCTGACACAGATTGGATGTCGAGATCTTCCATCTTACTTGAAAGACCGTCCCTGTCGCTTTTCAAACTATGCAAAACTCTGTCCAGGATGTCAGACCCGGTAAGAGACTCCAGCATTCTTGTAAGCTTTGCCTCTCCTTCAGTGAGAAGCAGAGCTGCTTCATTTTGCCGGCTGTACCTCAGAATGTTAAACAACTGCCTGTCAGACCCTACTACTTCATCAAGCATTTCATTGACAGCGGTGACACCTGTAGCCAAGTCCCCATCATCTGACACCAACGAGGTTGTGTTGCTGCCTCTTGTAATGACATAACCCTTTCCTCCAGTCTCAAAATTAACCACTACTTTTGTTGGCTCACCCGAGTCTTGAGCTATTACCTGTGCTCCACCTCTAACGAACTTAGGGCCTCCAAAGGCGTAAGCTATAGCCTCAAGCACAGACGATTTACCTGTGTAGTTAGGCCCTATAATAACATTGACACCATTTTTAAGGCCAACACTGAGTTTCTTATGCTTCTTGAAGTTCTCAATAACGACGCTAGTTAGCATTTGATTCAACCTCTTTTATTTTCTTTTCCCACAGATCGAACAGGTCAGTGTCCTTTAACCTTGCTGCTATGACATCACGCACAGTCCTGGCTGTTGGAAGCTCTGGTATGACGTTTGAATTGATCTTGTCAGCGTCAATAATTGATACTGAGTCTCTGACAGCAAGCACGTACTCTCCGATGTCAAATAGCTTCGAGATTTCAGCCACGGCCCAAGATCGTTTACTCGCCTCTACTTCTCCAGTTACTTCTACAAACATCACTCCTGTATCAAATGAAGAAGGCCAATCTTCAACCCTGTTGATGGATAGTTGCACATATCCTGCGTCTTTACTCCATATACAGCGACTGTCAAGCTCTCCGTCAGAGCTAAGAGTGTAGATGTACTTACTGCCTATGTCAGAGAAAGAGGTTGGCATTGTGCTTCCCATAACCACTACTCTTCCATCGTGGTCAAGTTTTGGGGAATGGTCGTGCCCAAGGAATATGTAATCGAAGCCGCAGTCATCAAGCAAGTAATTGGCGTCATCTGCTGTCATAACAAGTGTGGTATCGTTCTTGACGTGGTCTTCGCTCAAGTCATAGTTACAGTGAGTCAACAATACCTTGGTATATCTTGTATTGTCTGACTTGCAGTCCTCAGCGGCATTTTCAAGAGCTGTCTCAAACAGCTCTTGCGTAGAGTGATGAGGGACTGCGTACACTACACAATTATCGTCGTGGTATTCGTGTACTGAATAGGAACTGCTACCAACTGCTGCGTGGGCTACGTATGTTTTACTTCGCCCATCCCCACCAACAGAACTTACGACTTCATCCATCATTAAAAGAGAGCCTACTGACGAGGTGTTATTTAGCACATCATGGTTGCCTGCAATGATAAGGTCAGTGAGTTTATATGAGGCTACGGCGCTTACTATGATGCTTTCCTTGTTGCTGTGCTTGTCGAAAAAGTCACCTCCACAAATAACCTTGGAGTCTTCTCCAAACTCCTCTTTTGCATAACTCAGTACGCTTTCCAGGTGGGCTGTTATCTCTCGTTGAAACTTCGCTCTTGAGCTTGTGGTGGTGTTAGCCCTTCTGTTTAATCCTATGTGTGGGTCAGAGTAAAAAATAAGCATCAGCTACCTCCGTTGCCGCGGTTATTGAAGAAGTCGTACAGCTCGTATGGCATGTGCTGCAGGCCCCCTGTCAGGATTACTCCCTTTTTGGCGTCCAACCTGCTTCCAGCCACTCTTTGCTTTGCAACATGCAGCCCGTCCCACACTTGGAAAGTTCTTGACAAGACAGAAGCGAACACAAATAGCCCTGTGCCTCCAGCACGCGACCACAACCTCTGGCTAAGTATCTGACCCTTGCTGATGTTGCTGGATGCACAGGAAGCCAGTGAATCATATTTCGCTGAGCATTTTGCTTCTAGCAGAATACCTGTACCAGAGCACATCAAAATGTAATCTCCATCAGTAGCCGGCAGGAAGTTACCTGCTGCAGCTGTATCATGCAGCCGCACAGCCCTAAATTCAGCGTCGTTCTCAAGCTGCCTGAACGTCTTGCTTAAATGCTTCTCAAGCCATTTTCCTAACAGGTCAGACCGCAGCCCTGTTGCCTTGCGAATGTCAGAGTCTGTTATGATTTGCATGTCAGTCACTCCAGTATGATCAGATTAGACCTGGCACGTGAACAGGCTACGTACAAGCTCTTCAAAGCCTCAGTCTTGTTCCTGTTCGACATAATGTCTGAGTGGTACACAAACACGTTGTCATAAGTGCTGCCCTGCGACCTGTGTGAGGTAATGGCGTGTGCGTATCTCAGATCGTGGAAAGCCTCTTTGAAACTCCAGAATGCCCCCCACAGCCTGCTGTCTTTTTTAGCTTCTGAACTCAGCCTGTTAAGCTGTTTGTTAATGTCTTTTTGTGAGTCCTCATGCGGTAAAAAGCACTCTACTGGGCCTAGTCCAAAGAACTTAACAACGACCCTATATACTTTGAACTTGCCATAAGCACGTAGCCAAGGGTGGGCATCAATAATTTCCAAGGACTCTACAACACCTTCAGAGTCAGTATGCGCCAATATCACCTCTCCCAACATGTCCATAACAGGAGAGGCAACAACAACCCTCTCGTTAAGCATGAACTTGTCAAGGTAACTGCCGTCTTCAGGCAATGGGTAAATAGCCCTGCGGATCTGTCTATTGGCCTTATCGACTACTGCGTTCCTCCATGCGATAGTCTTGAACGACTTAGGGTCTGTGGCGTATGAGTTTGATGAGTACGCTTTTTTCATCCACTCAATAAACTTTGGTTTTTGAAGGACGAAAATACCTTTACCGTCAGCCCCTCTTTCTGACTTCAACTCATAAAGAGTCCTTCCCTGCTCAATAGACATCCTTATGTCAGAACATAGTTTGATTATGGGGCTTCCGTCAGCTTGTCTGACAACTGACTTAAGCTCTACCACATGCTGAGCCTTTGTGAATGTCAGAGACTCCTCTTCGTTTATAGGAGGCAGCTGCATGGGATCACCCATGTAGATTATTTTAAGGTGTCGGTGGTTATCAAGAATGTCGTCTATATGCTCCATGAGCTGAGCACTTACCATTGAGCATTCATCTATAACAACAACATTGTAATTAGCTACTGCATCTCCGCTTCCCTTTTTACGGAGGACTTTGACTGACCCGTCAGGAGACATCACAAGTCCCAACAGCCTGTGGATTGTCATGATGTCAGACACTCCTGAGTTCTGTTCAGATGACATTTCCATAAGCACTTTTGTGGCCTTGTTTGTAGGTGCTGTAAAGCAGAATGCTTTATGTCCTGCAAACTTCTTTGTCACCTCTTGGATAAGGGTGGTTTTACCTGTACCTGCGTACCCTTTAAGTACCAGAGTCCTGTCTGTGCTTTTGTTTGACTCAACGAATTTAACAATCTCATCAAACCCTTTCTTTTGGTCTTCGTTAAATACAATATCAGTCATTTTCTTCACCTTTGAACTTTCTACGCTTTTCAGCTGCTTCTTCTACTGCTTTAAGCAGAGTACCTTCTGACGTATCAGTGCCAGTTTCCACCATGTTGAACCAGTCAAACCCAACAGAGAACTCTGACATCATCGGTATCTCGTGCCCAGGTGGTGTGAGGTCCATAATCTTTTGTAGCCTTTGACAGAACTCTACAAGATTCTCAACAGGCACTGAACACACCAGTTCGTCATATACTGGAGCAATAATTACCGCTCCAGTATCTTCCAACAACCCTGTTCTGTGGCATTCAGTTACCACTACTTTCAGAATGTCAGCAGCGCACCCCTGGATACGATAGTTGGAAGCCTGCCTTTCCATACGCATACGCTCTCCGTCATCTCTGCTTACTATGGCATCAGTCATGTGCCTGATGTTCCCGTAAGCTGTTCTCACCATCCCATTAAGAGCGGCGAGCTTATGAGACTCTTCCTGAAATTTTGGTATGTGAGTGTAAAGGGCAAACATACCGTCTATGAACTCCTGAGCTTCATCTTTTGGAACCAACAGGTCTGTTGACAAGGTTCCAGCACCACCCTCGTAATTCACCAGGAAGTTAACCCCTTTGGCTCGCTTGTTTCTTACAAACTCAGCAAACTCTCTCAGAGTCTCATCATCTGAGGCTCTCCACTTACAGAACTGTTCGTAGTCCTGAGCAACTTTTTTATCCTTGTCATACACAATTTGTTTGTAGATGTCAGGCTTCTTTGTTGCTGCTATCTTTGGCGTGATCGCACTAGCAGTTAGTGAGTGTAGATCTTTTTTATTCTCACCAAGGTAGGCGTCAAGAATTACAGGGTCTTTACTCTCGCTGCCAAGAATCCTCAACTCCTGCCCCGAGAAGTCTGGTGCCACCAAGACATGGCCTTCCTCAGCCGGGAGGTAAATTGACCTGATAGGCCCCTTCTTCACTTGTAGAATGTTTGGTGAAGACCCTGACGGGCGCTTTGTAACAGTGCCACAGTTCTTGCACTGTGGGTGAATCTTGCCTGTGTCAGGACGCACCCAGTTAGGGTAAGGGTTGTAATAGAACTTGAACTTTGTCTCTATTGATTTGATGTCAATGACCAGTTCAAGAACTTCCCTTTTCCAACTTCCTTCAGGGGCATCTTCAGCAAGAGCAATCTCTACTGACTTATTATTGGAAGAAGGCCCACCGCCAAACCCTAGTTTGTCTCTGGTTGAACCAGGGTCAACCTTTGTGTAATTCCTTATAGGCAGGTCTAGCTTTCCATATAGCAGGTGAGCCATCTGAACAGGGCTGTCAAGATTAAGCTCGTCACCTGACGCCACTACCTTTTGGTGAGCTGCCATAACCTCTGACTCTACATAAGACTTCAACCTACTGTAGGCATTACCTTCTCTCTGCTTGAACTGATGAGCCGCTTCAAGAACCAAGCTCATCAGCTTTTTGACTTTTGGTGAGAAGAATTCTCGCTTAATGGCGTATTCCTCAGAGATCTTTGTAGGAGCCACAGTGCCAAGGAATCTTGGGTCATCCTCAGAACTGCTAAACTCATACTCAGGGAACCGTTCCCGCAGCTCTTCAATTTCAAGCGGCTTGTTCCACTCTGGGTCAAGCTCGTAAAACACTTTCTGAAATTGCTTTACTGTTGGAATGAAGTTGTACGGGATTACATCTTCTGTGTAAGGCACATACTTTGTACCAGCGATAAATTTCTCGCGTATATCAGAGAGCTTCTCAGAAATTTCTTCTTCACTCTTTCCAGAGGCTCGCATCTTGGCTACTTCAAAGTCTGAGATTTCTCCCATGTATCTGTCTGCAGCTTCTACATTCTCTTCAGTGCAGTTTTCTTCAAGGATCTGGCGGAGCCTTTTCCTTTTTTCAGCAAGATCATTACCGTCCTCTTCACTCATTTTTGACAGCTGTTCCAGGTCAATACGGCACCCTGTCCTGAACGAGTCAGAAAAAACAGAAGTAGTCACAAACTCATGATCCTCCATGAATTTGCGCGTCCCCTCAAGCTCCACAACAAAAGAGTTCAAGTGGTATAAATGGGCAGTAACAATCGCGTCATCAGCTCCGTAGCTAAATACCTCGTCAGAGGTAAGCTCATGCATTCCTTCTTTGTCTCCAACAACCTCCTCATAAGTAGTTTGATTGTAGTTCAGGTAAATCTTTGACTGATGCTTCAACCCGGAACTCTCGTTTTCATCCCTATAGCTGGCAAAAATAGTGGTGTCAGCTATCTTTCCGAACAGTTTTTCCCTCCACTTGTCTTCGCCAAAATTAGTGTAGGTTACGGTCTCTTCAAATGAAGCGTTGTGCGCCACCAGTTTGTCGCAAGCTTCTAGCATGTCCTCGATAACTGAAGGATCGCAATTATTCTCTGTGTCAGAATGACCCACAGATATGTACACAGTCTTTTGGTAGTTCTTTCCCCAAGTGAAAGATGCTCCAACAATCTTCTGACTAAGCACGTCCACATACTTGTCTGAGTTATCCTTGAATCCCTGGTACTGCAAGGTGTCATAGGTCTCGTAGTCAAACGCTACCGGCCTTTCGTTAAGATCATCCAAGAAGTCTCCTGAATAGAGCACAGAGTCAACATTGTCTTTGGTCACAAGTACCGTTACCGGCATGTAGGGTTCGTACAGCCTATAAAAATCTTCCGAGCCAGTGGAATTAAGGACGCTGAGAACTCTTTGCTCACTGGGCACCCTGCGGTGCCATTCTGGTCTGATAACCTTTCTCTTGTACGTCGAGTGGCACCACTCAGGATGGAGGGTTGACAGCTGGAGCATTGTGCAGAATTGGCCAAAGTGCTCGCTTATCTTGGCGAGTTCCTTAGTAGCTTCTCCTGACTCGACAATTTCTTTAAGCTCAGACCGATTGCGCTTGTAGCCCATCTCAGCAAGCTCAAGAAGCCCGTCCTCCTCGTATTCGTCAAGCAGCTTCTTGAAAGCTGCTTTGCCAAGTCCAGGTACTCCTGGGTATTCGTCTGATGGGTCTCCAACGATGGCTTTATAGACAGGGATTAGGGTAGGTGGAACTCCAAACCCAGCTTCATCATCAGCGTACTCGCCTTTGATGACTACTTTGCAAGTGTCTGAATGAAGCTGAACCAGATCATGGTCCACAGTATGCACTGTGCAGTAGGTGTCTTTTGAAGACACCAGGTAGGCTATCGTGTCATCGGCTTCCACTGTAGGTGTGATGACGTTTGTTGCCCCAATCCCTAGCAGGAAGCTCTTTGTGTAGTTATACAGCTTGTCAAGCTGCTGCTCCACAACGGGGTCAGTTTCTTTGTTTCTACGCTTTTCCTTGTACCCCCTGTAGATCCTCACACGGCGTTGGTTGCCGCCTTCCCATACAGCAAGAATGTCGATAGGGGCTATGCCTGATTCAATAATAGGGTTGAGGTACGATTCTAAAAAAGTGTCAAAGGCGGCTTCTGCAGAAGCCACTTTCTTGCCATTTGCGTCTCTGTAATGAGACCCGGAGTCGCTGCACCTAAAAAAGGAGTGCATGAGCAGTCCTTTTATATCGAGAATTTCTTTCATGAGTTTCCTCTTACCGCTTTCGCGTTGAATAAAAAGCCGCGCCGCTGTTAAAGCAGGCGCGGCTCAACTCAGGTGTTACTTCTTTTCAGAGGGCCTTACAGTGGCCGTACAAACGTGAATTTCCACGGATAGAACGGGAAGTCCACATTTGTGATCTTCTCTCCAACCTCGCACTTGGTTACGTACTGATTGGGAAGAAGCTGCCGGCGAAACTTGTTCTGGGCGATATACCCTGACAGTCTCTTGGTTGAGGTTTTGGGGATAGACAACAGAACCATGTCAGATTCTGTGCCATTTTCATCGACAAGAATAGCCGTGGCCTCAAGGTACGCCTTGGTCTCATGGCCCCAACCCTCTTCTGCCCACTCTTCGATGATGTCCTGCAGAGGGTTGTCGTTCACATCGACCTTGCCATCATAAGAGTACACAACGGTCTCGTCCTTTTTGTCACAACGTGTGTTCTTGATGACATACTTGGTCCGTGTGCCTTGGATAATGCAATCGAATTCCTCGTCGTATTCGTTGCCTTCGGTATCCTCAAACACGCCCTCGTTCTTGAGAGCGATGATGGGGAAGGAACCAAACCCAAGCTCAAGACCCTCGAACCCGTCTTCAGCTAGCGCCGACATGACATTGGTCTGCGGGCGGTGCTCAACCACAGCTCCACCGTTCTCACGGCTTACTGCTACACTCTTGGAAACCTCTGGAGCTTCGGCGGCGGAATGCCCTTCTTCATCTGCAGGAGTCCCCGTATCGAACGGGGCAGCGTCTTCAACAGAAGATGTCTTTTCAACTGTTTGAACTTCGCTGTCAATGGTTTCTTGGTTGGTTTTGGTTTTGCCTTTTCGTAGTGCCATTTCAGTTACCTCTTAGGTATCAGGTTCATAATGATTAACGACTTTCGTCTCCGTAAACCCACTGTGCAAAGGTGGACTTATCGCAATTAACGATACCAGCGTGACCACTATTGTCAAGCATTATTTCAACCATTTTTGGGTAGATAGTGCCCAGCAAACGGAAAATATACACGACTACAGCTTTGCGCTGTTCTCCTCTGTACACCCTATCCATAGCCTGAGAAAACTGACCGTGGATAGGCGTAGGCTCGTAAAAGAAAACGTAACTGCATACGTCTTCCAAATTCAAGCCTACTCCTGCTGACTGTGGGTGAGCCAGCAAAACTTTACAATTTTCATCTTCAAGAAACCTGGTCAGATCCTTTTGGTTCCCAGCGGCAGTTCTCAATTTCCCTCCATATACAA